AGGGTATTCGTTTTTACGTATCTTTTGCTTGCTCTTTTGCTTTCGGTGAACTCAAGCTCATGGAAGGATCCGCAAAGATCATATCCCTCATTGCGAGAGATGAAAACCAACACCTTGCCATTACCCAAAACATATTAAATAATTGGAAGAAAGGTGATGATCCTGACATGGTTGAAATAGTTAAGGAACAAGAACCTTGGTTGATTCAAGCATTTAAAAATACTGTAGATGAAGAAAAGAGATGGGCAGAATATTTATTTAAAGATGGATCTATGATTGGATTGAATGATAAATTATTACATCAGTATGTTGAGTGGATTGCCAATCGTAGAATAAAAGCATTAGGATTTAAACCAATTTATGATATACCTGCAAAAAATAATCCACTTCCTTGGACAGAGCATTGGATCTCTTCTAAAGGTCTTCAAGTGGCACCACAAGAAACCGAAGTTGAATCCTATATTGTCGGAGGAATCAAACAGGACGTTACCAAAGACTCCTTCTCAGGATTTAAACTATAGTCTAGAGGATTGTATCAAGGCATATGAAGAAAAACCCTGTGAAAACTGGGATGATTATGCTGGTGGATAAATAAAAAGAATGATATAAAAATTATGAAATGGCATCGAATAGTGAGAGCGATTATGAAAATCCCTGGTACTACAAAGGTACAGCTTTCACTTCTGACGATATTGGCGATTTCTTCGGTTTCGTCTACTGCATTACTAATATCCAGTCGTCTAAACAATACATCGGTAGAAAATACTTTTGGCAAAAACGTAAGCCTAGAGGTGGCAAGAGACGGGTTACATCTGAGAGTGACTGGAAACGATACTATGGAAGCTCTTCAGAACTTAGTGCTGATAGAAAACTTCTTGGAAACGCAGCGTTCAAGAGAGAAATCCTCTCCTTACACTCCAGGCTCGGAGATGTAAATTACGAAGAGACTAAACAGTTGTTTCTTAACAATGTATTGATGGAGTCCCTTGACAATGGAGAACCTGCATACTATAATAGCAATATTCTTGGAAGGTACATGCGAAAAAACTATGGAAACTTTGCAGAAAACACTTAAACATACGCATGATTGGGCACTTGATAGGATAGAAGTTTTATCTAGTAAATCACTTAATGATCATGATCATTATTTGTTTGAAGATTGTAATTCTATAGCACAAGAATATTATGAATGGATAAATCCAGAAATTGAAAATCAAGAAGTAATTTCATTAGAGTATATTGGTAAGGGTAGTAAATATGAGTAAGTATTCAGAAACACAATTAAAATTAAGAGAAGTAGTTCTTAGTATTCTTTTAAGAAAATTTTCCCACGAAAATAATAATAAGGCAATTTATGAATGTGCTGATGAATGGGTAGAAAAACAAGTTACTTCCAGTGGTATTGTTGATTATTATAATGCATATAAGAAGTCTTTTATAAATAAATCACTTACACAAGAATAATGCAAAAGTTAATTAATGTACTTGCTATTGCGTCTGCTGCTGTATCTGTTGCCGTTGTTGGCACTGGTGCTTACGTTTACGTTAACAAGGACGCAATCATAGAAAGCGTTACAGAAAAAGCATTAGGATCATTAGGTGGTCTAGGTGGTGGACTAGGTGGAGACCTTCCAATAGGTACTCCTGATCTTGCACCATCTACACCACAAGCTGCAATTCCTGGTGCTGGTTTAGGAGTTCCAAACTTTTAGACAACTATATAAAAGTAGATACTAATATTCTCATGCCTGAAGAAGTAAAGGAAGAAATTGTAGAGGAAGAAAAGAAAGGACCTCTACAAAAATTAAAAGAAAAAATTCTTCCTGATGAAGACGAACAAGCAGCAATCATTAGTACATTTGTACGACTAGGTGTGCTTGTGTGGTCTGGAGGAATATTGACTCTTAATTATGTGGCTATTCCTGGTGTACCACAACAAAAAATAGATCCAACTTTCATAGCTTCAGTTTTTACAGGAGTTTTAGCTAGCTTCGGAATTCAGACAGCATCTAAGAAGGGTGATGGTACTATGAAAATGAACGGCAACGGTAATGGAGGCAATGGTGGTCCTGCTCCTGCTACTGCAAAAGACATTGAGGCTATAATGGCAAAGGCTGGTCCTACTCAAACTATTCGTATTGAGCAAGCACCTCTCAAAATTATTTCTGATACAAAACCACAAGAACCATATAAGATGTAATTATGTGGAATCTTAATATTAGCAAAGCATTTTATAATCTCAAAGAATGGGATAAGAATATTGCATATAAGATTCAAGGTAAGTTTAAATTATCTAACTATCAAATGCTTTGTCTTTCATTTACTAAAGGATTTATTATTGGTGCTATTTTATTATGAGGAATGATATGGGAGTTGATCCTTATGAATGGTTTGATGATTATCATCTTCCAGAGAATGGATCTCCTTATGCAAATCCATTAGATCTAATGCCTATAGCTACAAACGATAGGTTTGATATGTATGGTTCTTCTGATGCAGACTATGCATTTATGAAGTATCAAGTAGAAAGAAAAGATCCACCTGCAGAACTTATGGAGGTTCCAACATCAGTGACAAGTCCTAAACCACCAAAAAAGAAAAAGGAAGAAAAAAAAACTCCACATCACATAGCATATGAGATTGCTACTGCTAAGTACAATCCTTTCTCTGTAGGTGGTTCTGAAAATATTCATGAACTTGACAAAGAATAGAATTTGATACTCTAACAGAGTCAGGAAGTCCACACTGAACTAGGCAAAATTACCCAATCTGTGCTATAAATATTTGATAGTATGGGATTGAAAGAATCATGCCCCTGACACAACAAAAGCATTACACAGTCGGTTATCACGATAATCAACATCATCATTTTGAAATTTGCGAGTACGCAATAAATTCATATGAAGCAATACAACACTCTAAAGAGGATGTTCCTGCATTAAAGGAGCATCCTTCTTTTATTGACTATTGCGTAACAGAAGAAGTACAAAAGATTTCTGATTTTATGTCCTCTGGAATTCCAATGGGACATTAATCATGAGCAACATAACAGATAATAAGCATGAGATCATGTGGTGGATGAGTAGACTTACCATCATGGGAACATCTTTAGGTATGGCAACATGGCTTGCAGCACAAGCATGGGTTTAGTACACTAGTGCTAGTCTTATAAATTATATTAATTACTCATATTAAAATATGTTATCTACTCAATACCGTTTAAGGTTGGAAGGAATATGTAAAGATATTGCTTCAGGGAGTGATGTTAGTCTGGATGATATGATCTGGGCAAACAAATTAGCAAAGGCAAATACTGCTGCTAGAGGTATGATGAATACCGCAAGAAGAATGGCTACTAACCCTAACGATTCTTTTCTGAATGAGTTGAATATAGGAGACCCCGATCCAACTCATCACCGTAGGGGTTTCGGAGATCCACAAGATGTTGTGGACTGGTTTCATCAAGAGAGGTCTGATGACTGGAGACAAAGAGATTGAGTGAGGTAGTTTGGTCTATAAATATTATGCTTGCTTTACTTTTAGTAGGGGTAGGTATTGTAATATACTGGATATTTAAATATGATGATTGGAATCCTAATCCCATTACTGTTCATAGCGACTCCAGTGAAAGCACACATGGGTCATTCATTCCCGACGGGGGAGTGGATACAGAAGATCCGAGAGTATGAATCAAAACAGAATAGACTTTCAATAGATGAGATGATAAATAATACACTTATGGAGTATGAAAATGGGAGCAATGGTTCCACCGAGTCGGAAGAGTTGTTACAACTTTCGAGTGACGGAAATCAACAGAGTTTTAGATGGTGATACTATCGATGTTACTATTGACCTCGGTTTTGATTTATTCAAGAAAGAAAGAGTTAGAGTTGCAGGAGTTGATACGCCAGAGAAAAGAACAAGAAACTTGGAAGAGAAGGCATTGGGAATAGATGCTACCAATTGGTTGAAACAAAAGTTAGAAGATACTATTGCAGGTGATGGGGATGAACTTACTGTTAGAACTGAACTTGTTGGTGGGACTGGGAAGTATGGTCGTCTTCTTGGATGGTTATATATTAATGAGGATACTGTTTCATTAAATGAGCAGATGATTACCGAAGGATATGCTCATGCTTATGATGGTGGAACCAAAGATATGAACCTTGAGAAACTACGTGAGATACGTAGATCGTTTGGTACACTAATCGAGAGTTAAAATGACTAAAGAAATTACAATCAATGCACCTGAAGGTGCTAATATTGAAGGATTGCAAATTGAGCAAATTATATCTCAACCAGCAGATCTAGAAGTAGGTCCAGTTAAGGTTGGTGATGCTTCAGTACTTACGTGGACTAATACTGGTATTGTAGTGGTACTTATTGCTGCTGTTGTTATTGGTAAGAAACTTCTTTCTAAGTAATGGATTTACAAAAAGTCGCTACCTATGGAACAGCTGTTGCAGTAGTTGGTACTGGTACTATTATAGGTGGTAATGTTGCTCTTGATAATGCTACGGGTGGTCCTGAAAAAAGAATCAAAGCAAAACAAAGCGAACTTCAACTTATTGTAAGAGAGGAGGTTCGATCTGCTATCGCTGAGATGATGCCCACATCAACAGGAGGGGTTGTAAGATCTACAACACCTGGAGATTATAGACAGGAGGTTCCTAATTAGTGTCTCCTATCCCTAAGATTGATAATATTGAAACTCCGTATGTATCTAATATATACAGGATTCCTTCTAACGATCTTTATATTAATACTATTCCCAATATACATCCTCCTGTTACTTTAGATATTGGATTTCCAATTGTGGAAATGCCTGGTTGTGTATGGAAACATCAAGATGATAGAAGGTCTTATTCATCAATTGATCCTTGGGATAAAAATCTGGTGGAGAATGATCCTGATGGCACTGCAATTTTGTGCCCTAGTGGATCAATGCCACATTTCTATCCAATGAATTTTGAACCAGAGAATAGATTACCTACTATTGTTGCAAAAAGAGGACAACCACCCCCACCTCCACCAACTCCTGATACAAGTGAAGCAGTTCCACCAGATGAAGATGTGGAATGTCCAGGTCCTAACTCTCCTAGAATAGGAGATGTTGCACAGAACAAGACCGAAAAGGTTTCTGGATTTGAGTTAAGTGAGAATGGAAAAATATGTATTGTCTTATATGAGGATATTGGTGTAGTAGAGCAGTATCTTCCAGCACCTCAAGTTGTTGCTACTACGGGAGGGATAGCTGTCGTGGCCACGACTTCGGCATTGTTAGCGAAACCTCTTGCTGATCTTCTTTTGAAGGTTGTGAAACCTGTTGTGAAGAAGGTTTTGACCAAGGTAAACGCCATCTTGGGGAAGACTCCTTACCGTCCAACTGTTTCTCAGATTCGGACGAATCAGTATCGGGAGAAGAAGGGGATGCTTCCAATGAAGTTTGGTCAGAAGAAGAAACCTTTGAAGAAGGTTGAGGAGAAGAAGTCTTAAGACTATGTTGATGTGGTACTATAACATTAGGTGGTTGCACTAACATCACGTCGGCACACACTGCATAGTAAGGAGACTTTGGATGAAACATAATACCAGATTGCATTAATTCACCACAATTTTTAAGACGTGCTATTTCAAAGTCCAATCTCTTGTTGGCAACTGCCTGTTGCATTAAATCTATGTTTGCAGCAGCGGCTTCTTTACATTGCTCTTGCAACTTCTTATCTAATGGTTTAGACCAAGTAGCAGACATACCTAATGAAATACTATAATTATCTGTTTGTCCAGTTCTTGTAGGTATCTCATATAAGATTTGACCAGGATTATCGGGTATACTATCATCGTCGTTATCAGCATTATTATATACGGGATCCATATACATGCGTTCAAATGGTCGTCGAAATGACCCTGTTCCTGTTGCATAGGGAGTTATATTCATAGTCGGACCTTGACATTGAATACCTCCACCATAAGTATTAGTTATGTATGGACCTTGTAATACCTGAATTGCCTGGTTGGTTACTGAGCCCGATGAATTCGCAATCGGATTTGCAGTAGCACTAACACCACCTACATCTGTAGCATACGTAGGTGTACATGTTATAAGACTAACAGTAAGTAATAGTTTCTTGGTTATTGACTGAACATTGAAGTTGTTTCTGTCACACTTTGCATGTCGGTAACTCTTTGTATTATTGTCTGCGTAGCAAGCCCTGGTCCAGAATAGCTTTCGGTGTATTGAAACCCTGCTCCTGGAGTTGTTATTACGAAGTTTGGTTTGTTCTCTAAATCCATTCCTGTCCATGTTGAAGTCACTCCATCTATAGTATTAGATCCTGCAGTAATAGATGGTGCTGATAATGTATCACCATCATGAGAAATATTGGTGCCAGTAATTACATACTGGTAGCCTGTATTATAATTTATTGAATTTATGGTTTCTGTTACTTGACTAGTTGTCTCCGTTCGGCTCGTCATTGAACCCTGGGTGAAATTTGGCACAACTGGAACAGCACTCACACCCTGAGGTATGAGTGCAGTTATGGCAACTACAACAACTACATGTATCCGTTTCATTTACCATTACTCAATTACTATTTCAGTAACGAATTGTCCAGTAGCTGAAGTGCCAGCTCCACCTGCGGTTAGAGTCGTCACAC